GTTACGAGTACGGCATGGATGTGCCGTCGCTCATCCCGCGGGCGCTCGCCATGAAGGCGAACATCCACACCGAGGGCCGCTTCTCCGCGCTGTGGGCGTCGGCGAGCTGGTACCGCACGGTGACCGGTGCCGGTTCGGACTCGGGCTCGGAAGGCACGACCGCGATGAACCGCGTGAAGTGGACCGACACCACGGTCAACCCGGTGATCGGAATCAACGCCGAGAAGCGGATCTTCCTGCTCAACAACGGCGTGATGCCGACGAACCTCCGCCTGGGCTACCAGGCGTTCGAGGCGCTGTCGACGCACCCGCTCATCCGTGCGCAGATCGCGCTGACGATCGGCGGCGCGACCCAGGCGGCGCTCTACACGCCGACCGCCACCGTCGCGCAGCTCTCCGCGCTGCTCGGCCTCAACGTGTCGGTGTCGTGGTCGATCAAGAACACGTCGGCCATCGACGGTTCGCCGTCGAACTCGTTCATCGTCGCGCCGACCGACGCGTTGCTGACCTACGACGGCGGCGGCGAGACGTACGACGCCACGATGGGCGTCAACGGCCAACCGCAGGTCGCTCTGACGACCTCGGTCGGCTTCGCGCGCATCGCCTGGACCGGCGTCGCCGCGGACGGCTTCGGCATCCGCCAGGTCGACCGCGAGGCGATCGGCGCCGGCGGTTCGCAGTCGTGGATCCTGGACTTGTTCCAGGGCTATTGCATCGTCGATCCGAAGTTCGGCACGTACTACTCGGTCATGGTCTAAGACCGTGTTCCGGGTCGCCTTCGATCCGGATCTGCCCGCCGTCGCTGCACACCCCTTCAACGCGAAGGGCAAGCAGTTCGCGGCGGGCGACGCCGTGGACTGGAAGGCCCTCGGAATCTCCGAGCGCATCGCGCTCGACTTGTGGCTTGCCGGCACGATCTCGCATCCCGTGGCCAACACGGCGCCGGTGAGCGCCGGGCCCTCGGTGACCGTTCCGCCGCCTGCACCGCAGCCCACCAAGCGCTCGCAGCGCAGGTAGCTCGCCATGCCCGCCTCGAAGGGTGGACAGGCGAAGTCGATCGGCGACCAGCTACGCAACGCCGTCGCGGGCATCGTCAAAGCGACGGTGCTCGAGATCGACAGCGAGCTCCGCAAGTCGCCCGAGGAAGGCGGCACGCCGGTCGCTACCGGCTTCGCGCGCGCCGCGTGGGTGCCGTCGATCACCGCGCCGGCAACCGGCACAGGCGAAGGCGACCACGAGGCCGGTGTTGCCGCGCTGGTCTCCTACAAGCTCGAGGACGGCCCGGCCTACGAGACCAACAACGCCGCTTACATCCAGTTCCTCAACGCAGGGAGTTCGAAGCAGGCTCCGGCCCTGTTCATCGAGGCCGCCGTCGATCGCGCGCTGGCGACCATGCAGACGCGCTACGGCTCGCGTGCGATCAGCCTGGACCAATTCCGCGGCGAGGTCGGCGGCGCGATGGCGGCGAACGTGGCGAGCGCCTACAACCCGCTGGGCGGCGACTAGGGAATGTCCATGATCGGCAGCTTGAACGGCGGCACGACGACGTGCGGCAACGTTTGACCGTTCAGCGTGACCACCGCGGCCGCCACGTAGACGTCCTCCGGGATGACTGCGGAGTCGGTGCCGAGCACCTGTAGGTCGGCCTGGCCGAGCGTGCCGCCGCTCTGCGTGAGGATCGTGATCCCGGTCCCGACGCCGAGCACGATCACCGGCGGATCCGGATCGTTCGTGTGCTTCTTGACGCGAAATTCGATGGTCGCGCCGGCGATCGATGTCGGTGCGCCCGTGTTGACGTCGACGACGGTCAGCCGCCGCTGCCACGTGCGACCCTTGTAGATCGTGAGCGCTGACACGAGAGCAGACTAGCTGTCGCGCCTACGTCGGGTCGATAGAGCCACGAAGGCCGCCGGCCTCGCCGAGCTGCCCGGTGAGAGCCCCGAGCTCGACGAGCGAGGCCGTCAGCGCACCGATCTCGGACAGCGATCCGAGCGGGTTCGCGCTCGCCGTGGCCGTGAGCGAGCTCGTGCCGTGGATCGCGGCGACCGCTTGCACCGACGACACGCCGATGCCGCCGAGCGCAGACGTGCCGGCAATCGATGCCGCGCCGTAGGCAGTTCCAACGCCGACCGCGGCCAGCGACGACGTGCCGGTGATCGTGGCGTGGACCTCAGGAACCGCCGCGAGCGAGCTCGAGCCGGCGATCGCGGCCGCCGACTGCGCGAGCGCAGCTCCCACGGCGGCGACGGTGGACGTGCCGGCGATCGCGGCGTGAACCTCCGGCACCGCGCTCACGCTCGAGCTGCCGGAGATCGAGGCCGACGCCGCGGCCGTCGACTGCCCGATCGCGGCGACGGTCGAGGTGCCGGCGATCGCGGCCGCGCCGGAGTTGCTGATCGGGCTCGCCCCCGAGACCGACGAAGTGCCGGCAATCGTCGCGACCGCGGCAACGGTCGATGCGCCGACCGCGGCCAGCGATGCGGTGCCGCTACAGGCCCCGACCGATGCCGCGGACGAGACGCCAGCGCCGGCGACCGTGCAGACGCCGGCGAGCGTGCAGCTCGCTGCCACCGTCGACGCCCCCACGGCCGCAACCGTCGCCGTGCCCGCCGTCGCGGCGCTTGCGGCGACAGTCGATGCACCGACCGGCGAGACCGTCGACGTGCCGGCGATCGCGAACGTGACGGACGGTGTCGAGGCGACGGCGGCGAGAGTTGCCGTGCCCGCGATCGTCACCACGGCGTCGACCTCGCTCGCGCCGATCGCGCTGACCGTCGCGACGCCGCTGCACGTACCAACCGCTGCCACCGTCGAGGCGGCAACGCCGGAGCACGCGCCCGTGCCGGCGATCGTGCAGGTCGACGAGCCCAGCGATGCGCCGACGGCCGCGAGCGCGCCGGTTCCCGCGATCGAGCTCGACGAGGCGGCCAGCGATGCACCAACCGCGGCGAGGGAAGCGGTGCCCGCACAGGAACCAACGGCGGCCACGGTAGACGCAGCAACGCCGGCGGCCGTCGCCGTGCCCGCGATCGATGCGCTCGCGGCCACCGTCGAGCTCGCGACGCCCGAGACCGACGACGTGCCTGCGATCGAGCTGCTCGCCGCCACGGTGGACGCGGCAACGCCCGAGACCGTCGAGGTGCCCGCAACCGAGGCGACGCCGTCGGTGGTGCCGGTGCCCGCGACCGCGAGGAGCGAAGACGATCCGACGATGCGCGCGTCGCCGACGGTGCGGTTGAGGTAGTTGTAGAGGTTGGTGGCGGCTGTGCCGATGTTCGCGGCCATCCCGTTCGCGATGCCGACGCCCGTGCCGAGGTACAGGCCCGCGATCTTGAACTTCTGTCCCGAGTCAGTGTCCGGGTTGGTTCCGACGACCATCGGCAGAGTCGGTTTCGACAGATCGCCAAGCCCCGTCGTCGTGATCGGCGTGCCGACAGTGACGCCAGTAGACGGATCGTAGACCGCGAGCACGAGCGTGCTCGTCGCGCGCTCGAGAACGCCGACGAGGATGCACCACGCGCTCGGGATCGTGACGTTCGCCTCGAAGATGTTTCCGAGCGTGTCGCGGATGAAAAAGAACCCGTTGTTTGTGCCGACGTCGCAGCCGAGTCGCCACGACGGCAACAACGCATCCGAGCCCTTCGACACGAACAGGTTTCCGGCGGTGTTGTCGATGAGGTTGATGACCGCCGCGATCAGGATGTCGCCCGACGTGCCAGCATCGAAGTCCGCCGCGTTCGCAGCGGTCTGCTTGTTAGCGGACGCCGTGTGGTTCGCCGCGGTGTCAGATGCCAGGTAACCGGCGACGCCAAGCGTCGCACCGGAGACCGTCAGCGACGACGCACCGCCGAACACCGACGGAATCGGGCCGGCGGGTTGATCCCACAGGTACGCGCCGTTCCACGTGCCGTAGCCCAACGCCTGCGCCGTGTCGGCCGCGGTCTTCGGGTAAGCGTTGTAGAGCGATCCGGCCGCGGCCAGGTTCGCGGTGCCGGCGATCGCCGCCGAGCTCGAGACCGTCGACGCGCCAGCGCCGAGCACCTCGGCGCGCGCGCTGATGCTCGCTTCGTAGGCGACTACCGCGAGCGATTCATCGAACCACGCGAGCGGATATGCGACCTCGACGTCGAACCAAGCGTTCGGCAGCAGTTCGGGATCGAATAGAGCTCGGGTCGCCATTGCATCTTAGGAATCCGCTAGTACGTGTAGACGATGACTTGACCGCGACCGCCGATGCCGCCGCCACCACCACCGCCGGTGTTCGTGCCGCATCCACCACCACCACCGCCACCGCCGGCAGCACCACCCGCACCGCCTGCAGCTCCGGCGACGTTCGAGGTGATCGTGCCGCCGCCACCGCCACCGCCCTGGCCGCACTTGCGCGAGGTGCCGTCCGCGCCCGGCGATCCTGCCGTCGGGCTCGCGCCAGAAGTTCCGGCCGCGCCACCACTGCCACCTGCCGCGATGCACGCGTTCGTATCGCCGCCCGCCGTCGCGTTGACGAGGGCCGGTGTAGCGGTCGCGCCGCCGCCGACACCGCCACCGCCACCGCCGTTGATGCTCGTTCCGCCTGCGCTGTTGGCGGGGACGTTCGTGTGGCCGCCGCCGCTGCCGCCGCCGAATTCACCGTAGCCTGCCGTGGCAGCGACGACCGTGCCCGTCGCACCCGTCCCGCCGACGTTCACGGTTGCCGTCGGTGTCCCGGGCGCACCGCCGATACCGCCCGTCGTCGATCCGGTCGTGCCGGCGCCGCCGGTTCCGCCACCGCCACCACCACCACCCGCGGCAGCCGTGATCGCTCCGCCGCGACCGCCGCCGCCACCGTACGCCGTGAGTAGCGCCGTCGTGCCGAACGACGAGTTCCCGCCGATGCCGCCGTCGCCGCCGATCGCGCCAGAGCCGCCGGTCACGCCCGCGGAGCCGCCGCTGCCGACGACGACGTTCTCGGTAGAGGCTAGATCAGAAGCGGCGACCGTTTTGGTCGCATACGCACCACCACCACCGCCGCAGCCGCCCATGCGGATCACCGCGCCGGTCGTCGAGCCGCCAGCGCCACCGCCGCCACCTGCACCGACGCAGATGATCTCGACGAATTTCGGCGTGAAGTTCGTCGGCTTCGTCCACGTCCCGTTCGCGGTGAACGTCTGAATATCGCGCGGCGTCGAGGCCGACTTCTGCGTGATGTTGCCGAGCGCGTCGATCTGCACCGCGTCGCCGGGGCTCAGCGAGCCATCGAACAGCCGCACGACGGTCGAGCCGTCGGTGTGCTGGATCTGGATCGTCGCGGTGAGCGCCGCGTCGGCGTTCTCGACCGAGATCAACTTGACGTTGCGATACGTGCTCGAACCCGGCACGCCGACGATGTCGGTGGTCGTCGCCGAGGCGATCGCGGAGTTCAACCGACCGGGCGTGACTGCGCCGCTCGCGAGGTCGATGTACGAGGTGTGAACCTTGAGGGTCGCCGCGTTGTTCGATACGAGCTGGATCTTGTCGGACGTGCTGACGAGGTTCAGCACGGTCTAGTCCTCGGTGAGCGCGCTCGCGGTCGTGAGGCTCGGCGTGATCGTGTTGCCGCAGACGATGTTCGGCGTGATCGCGCCCGAGTAGAGCAAGATGCCCGCGCCGCTCGACGCCGTGCCGATGCCCAAGTAGGACGCCGTGCCGGAGCCGCCGGTGCCGGCCGGGAACGTGATCGCCGCGAACGGCGAGACGCTGCTGCCCGTGACGGTCCAGCCGCTCGAACTGCGCGCGACCGCGACGCGAGCGTAGCTCGTGTACGTGATCTCGCTCGTCGCCTGCGTGCCTGCCTCGCCGGGGTCGGCGGTGTGCAACGAAGCGTAGAGCGAGCCCGCCGTCGTGCTGCCGCGCAGGCCGGTGGCATCGCCGATGTTGGCGGCGTTCGTGTTGTTGAACAGAAGGAGGAGAAGTGCGTTCTCCCAGGAATCACTCTTGGACATGGCTCTTGCTCCCCGTGTTCAGCACGCTAACGAGCAGCTCGGCCAACGTGGCCGGCTCGGTCTTGCGAAACGCGATCTCGCCCTCGACGAGCGCGATCCACGAACGGACATCGGCGTTGTCCGGGCCGCCGCGCAGGTATGCGAGCAGCACCGGCAGATCCGCGTCGGTGGTCCGCGGCAACCGCTCGAGGAATGCCCTCGTGATCGGATGCTGCGTGTCGACGGAGACGGAGATGCGGAGGTCCTTCGCCTTGATCGGCGAGATCGATCCGGTCACAACGAGCGGTGTCATCACGGACGAGGCTAGAGACCCGCCCGCGATGGGTCGATTTGGCGATGTCGACCCGCCGCGACCGCGTCGCTACGTTCGAGCGGTGACGGAAGCCCATGCCCTAGAAGCGATGTGCGACTTCTTCGAGAACGGCTGGCTCCTGCTCCACCCGAACGATCCGACGGATCCCGACTACGTGCCGATCGCGTTCGACAACGAGGCGTTCACCGCGCCGACCTCGTGGGTCAGGGTCTCGGTCGTCAACACGGTGCGGCAGCAGACCACGAGCGGCCCGAACGGCACGCGGCGGGTCGAGCAGCGCGGCCGGCTCGCGGTGCAGCTGTTCGCCGACGTCGACCAGGGCGGGCTCGACCTCGCCGGGCTCGCCGACGACGTGCGCAAGGTGCTCGAGGGCAAGGCCATCACCGTGCTCGACGAGGACACCGGCACGACCGAGCAGATCGCGCTGTTCGAGACCTCGAGCTCGCCGGCCCCCACCGACGGGCGATGGACGATGGGAATCGCCGTGACCACGTTCCTGTACCAGTCGAAGGCCTAGCCTTTTCGACCCGCCTACCCCGGATCCGTAGCGTCGGGGCATGAGCGATCCAGTCCTGTCCGATGGCACCGGCGTACTCCTGGCACGTGAATCCTCGCTCGGCGTCCAGCCTACGGCGGGATGGCAGCAGATCCAGATCAACCCCGGCGGCATCACCGAATGGACGCGTGACAACGTCGAGGTCGATCGCGCGCCGCTCTCGCCGAACCTGACCCCCGAAGCGGGCGAGGTCGTCGGCTACAACGTAGCCCCGAAGCTCGCCGGCGACCTGACCCGCGACATGATGAACGTGATCCGCGAGCCGATGTTCCGCTCGCTCACGAAGCACGCCGGCGGCAAGGGGCAGAGCCGTTACCCCGTTACGGGCGTCACATCGACCGGCTTCACGGTCGCGTCGCTCGGTGACCTTCCGAACGGAACGCTCATCAAGGCGACCGGCTTCACGAACGCCGCGAATAACGGCCTTCACGTGCTCGCCGGCACGTCGACGACCACGGAGATCAAGACGACGGGCCTCGTCGTGGAAGCCTCGCCGCCCGCCAACGCGATCGTCGAGGTCGCGGGCGTTCAAGGTGCGAGCGCCGACATCGAGCTCGTGGCGGGCAACCTGACGTCGACGATCCTCGACTTCACGACGCTCGGCCTCGTTCCCGGTCAGATGATCGTGATCGGCGATGCGACCAGCGGCGCGGCCTTCGCGTTCGCGACCGCAGCGTACAACGCTGGCGCGATCATCGCCGGTCCGATCACCGCTCACTCGATCCCGCTGATGATGCGCGAGTGGACCGTGGCCGCCGACGACACCGGCACCGGCAAGACGATCCGCATCCTCTACACGCGTTGCGTGCGCAACGTGCCGCTCACCGATGCGGACTACATCACGAAGCCGTCGCTCGCGGGCGAGATCAGCGAGCCGGGCGCCGGCACGCTCGGCGCGACGGACTACACCTACGGGCTCGGCCTCGGGCTCGACCAGGTCGACATCAACATCCCCGTCGAGGGCAAGGTCGATGTCACCCTGTCGTTCGTCGGCATGAAGATGAGCGACCCGGGCGCGTCGCGCGCGACCGGCGCGGATGTGGCGCTCGCGCCGCTGCAGACCGGCCTCTTTCAGACCGCGGACAAGATGACCGGCGCGCTCGTGAAGAAGTCCGACGAGTCGTCTCTCAGCGTCGACATCAACGGCCTGAAGATCACGTACAAGAACAACATCACGCCGATGAAGGAGCTGTTCGTCGGCGGTGCGGCGAACCTGATCTACGGCGCGTACATGACGACGTTGTCGATGGACGCCTACGTGATCGACAACAACCTGACCCGCGCCGCGAACGCGAACACCAGCGCGATGCTGCGCGCGCGCGTGAAGAACGCCGACGGCGGGCTCGGCCTGTTCTTCCCGCTCGTCAAGCTGCGCAAGCCGAAGAAGACGTACGCCGCGCACACGTCGGTGATGATCGCGAACGACGTCGGCACGTTCCGCGACCCGGCCACCGGCCTCATGCAGACGCTCAGCGAGTTCGCGTACCTGCCGTAGTTCCGGCGCGGTGCGCGGGTATGGTCCCGGCGGAGATCGCCGGGCGCGGTCGGTTGCTCGCCATGAAACAAACCGCGTACTGCGCCGCCTTTTCGACCCCCGCGGGCCCGCGCGAGATCGTGCGGTCATGGCGAATCGATTCGAGGCATCCGTCGCGAAAGCGGCCCCGGTAGCACTACGCTCGTTCCCGCTGACCTGCGGCGGCGTCAGCATCACCTACGGCACCGAGCTGCCGATCATCCTCAACTGCCGCGTGGCCGGGTTCTCCAACCCGGGCATGTCCACCGCGATCATGAAGGCGACCGCCGAACGTCGCCGCATCGCCGCGCTCACGGACGAGCGCGAGAAGCTGATCGCTACTTGGAAGCTCGACGCCAAGACGCACGTGCACACGATCGAGAGCTGGGCAAACGTGGTCGAGAAGGGCGCGGACGGCAAGGATGTGCCCGTCCCCGTAACGCTCGAGCTCGCCGAGGAGCTGCTCCTTGCGATCATCGCGAGCAACGTCGATCTGTTCCTCGCGTGGAAGCAGTGGGTTAACACCGACGCGAACTTCGTCGAGACGCCGCCGGGCGATCCGGCCGACCTGGGAAAATGATCCTGGCGCACCTCGACTGGTCAGAGGAGGCGTCCGAGCCGTTGCGCCAGATGAGGCTACGCAAACGCCCGGCGAAGCCGAGCGAACAGGAGATTCTCGATCGCCGCCCCGAGCTCGACGAGGCCACCGCGATCGGGCTGCGTGCGTGGCGGGCGTGCTCGTCGTGCCGGGCGATCGGTTGGGGCATGGGCCCGATCCCGCAGACCGCGATCGACGCGTGGTGTGACCGCTACGGCCTCGACCTCATCGCGGCCGACTACCTCACCGATGCATTGCGCTACGTCGACAACGTCGTGCTCGAGCGACAAGCCGCGAAAGGGAACAAGTAGCCATGGCCGAAATCCCCGTCTCTATCAAGGTCGATGCTCCGGGCGCGCTCCCCACGATCGCAGGCGTCGAGGCTGCGCTCGCGAAGGTCGAGGCCAAGGGGCCGGCGGTCGGCGCGGCGTTGTCGCAAGGGCTCGGCGCGGGTGCGCCGGCCGCTGACAAGACGAAGCAGTCGACGGACTCGGTCACCGAGGCGCTCGCGAAGATGGCGAACGCGGGCGCGGCGTTCACCGGGCTCGCGGATCAGTTCAAGCGCGAAGGCGACATGCTCGACAAGATCCACGGGCCGGCGAAGAAGTACGCCGACGACCTGCAGGCGCTCGACGGGCTCCTGATGCGCGGCGCGATCTCGACCGACGAGTACGCGGCGCAGGTGACGAAGATGAACGCCGCGATCGACGGCACGCCGGGGAAGATGGAAGAGGCGGGCGGCGCTGCGAACAAGCTCGGCGAGGCGTTCGAGGCGTTGAAGCTGCCAGCGCTCGGCGCCGGCATTCTCGAGATCGGCCACAAGTTCGCCGAGCTCGTCGAGCAAGCCGACCGACTGCAAGACAGCTACACCGAGGTCACGAACAAAACGCTCAAGTTCGCAGACTCGAACCACACCGCGAGTCAGATCCTCGCCGAACAGCAAGGACTGTCGGTCAAGCTCAACTCAACGATCGGTCCGACGATCGAGCTCTACGACCGCGTGCGCATCGGCTCCGACAATCTGCGGATCTCCCACGAGGAACAGATCCGCATGACGCAGACGCTCGGCGAGACGGTGCAGATGGCAAACAAGCCGATGGAAGCGGCCGGCGAGATCATGCAGCGGTTCGCGTTCGCGATGGAGAGCGGCGTCACCGACGTGCGCAGCGTCAAGCAGGTCATGCTCGAGGTGCCCGAGGCCGCGAAGATCTGGCAGGAGACGTTCCACATGACGGATCAGCAGATCCTCACGGCGGTGCGGTCCGGCAAGCTCGGCGCGCGCGAGCTCGCGATGGCGTGGGCGCAGAACGGCGAGGTGATCAAAAAGATCGACGAGGACTTCGCGAAGCGACAGAAGCTCAACGAGCAGGCGGCGAAGGAGTTCGCCGAACAGGTCAAAACGAACTACTTCGGTCACGACATGACCGGCGCGGCGGCGGCCACAGCGGCGAACCTCGGCGCCAACAGCACGTTCGCCAAGGTGCAGGATCAGGGCTTCGGCGGGCTCGGCAGCGCGAGCGAGGACGCCGCCGACATCGAGCGCGGACGCGCAGCGATCGCCGCGTTGAACGAAGACCTGAAGAACGGCACGGGCGCGTGGCGAGCGATGGGAGACGCCAAAGAGAAGGCGTTGACGGCCGCCGTCGAGCAGCTCGCCGAGCTGCCGGACAAGCTCATGCAGTCCGTGCAGGCGGCCAACGATCTCGCGAGCGCGTTCGGTCTGATGGCCGACAAGTGGGCCACGGTCGCGACCGCACCCAACCTCGGCCTATTGCGGTATCAGCTCGCGATCGCGCAGGCGACGACGAAGGAGCAGCGCGAGGCCGCCAGCGCCGCGCTCGACGCTGCCACGGCGGAGGCCGAGGCGGGCGCGCGGCAGATCAAGATCCAGATGGATCACGTCGCGGCGATCGGTCAGGCGAAGCAACAGCTCGCGGCGTTGGAGGTCGTGGTCAAACAGGGCGGCATCGCCGGCGACGTCGCGCGCAAGCAATACGAGTCGCTGATGACCACGATCAACGACGGTCGGCTGCCGGCGACGATCAAGATCTTCGACGAGCTCCACGAGCCGATGCGAACGTGGAAAGAGGACGTTGCCGCCACGAACGAGCTGTGGAAGGCGGGCAGCATCTCGCTCGGCGACTACGAGTACAAGCTCGAGCAGCTCGGCAAGAGCACGCCGGCGATGCAGCACTTCAACGAGGTGGTGGCCGAGCAGGTTCGGCTCTACGACCTCGCCGCAAAGAAGGCGCAGGAGTATTTCGAGGCGGCGCAGCACGGGTTCGCGTCGCCGGCATCGAGGGGCGAAGACAACGCGATCGATCTCAAGACGCTGATGGGCAACGACCTCGACTCGCTCCAACGGCAGTCCGCGCTACGCGAGCAGCAGCAAGCGAACCGCGACGCGTTGGGCGACTACCAATCGTCGCAGGGCATCGACAAGAGCCAGGCCGTCAAAGAGGCCGAGCAGGACAAGGAGCGGCTCCGCGTGATCGAGTCGATTCAGAGCCCGCTGGCGAAGTACCGCGACGAGATCGCGCAGCTCAACAAGGATTACAAAGACGGCACGCTCGACGTCGACACGTACACGAAGGCGGTCGCGAAGCTCACGAAGGAGCAATACAACGCGTTCGAGGGCAAGGCCACCGACGCGATCAGCGGCATGGACCGCGGCCTCAAGGAGATCACGAACACCACGCTCAACCTGGGCGCGACGATCACGCAGTCGGTGACCGGCGCGTTCAGCAAGATGAACGAATCGATCATCACCATGGTGACGACGGGCAAGGCGGACTTTAGCCAGCTCGCGGACTTCATCGAGCAGGCGCTCGCGAAGATCGCCCTGCAGGAGATCGAGATCGGGCTCGTGAGTTCGTTCGCTGGCGGCGGTGCCGGCGTAGCAGCCAAGGTCGCCGGATCCTGGGCCGGCAGCGACACCACGATCCCGCACGCCGCGAACGGCTACACCGGCAAGGTCGGCGGGGTTGGCGGCACCGACACGCGGCTATTTGCCGCCATGGTAACGCCGGGCGAGAGCGTGTCGATCCGCACCCCCGAGCAGATCGCGGCCGAGCAGCGCAACGCCAGCGGCGGGCGCAACGTTACGATCGTCAACAAGCACGACACCCGCGCCGAGCTCGCGGCGGGGCTGGCGAGCGGCGACCATGACACCGCGATCGTGAACGTCCTGCGCCGCAACTCCGGCGCGGTCCAGTCCCTGCTGAAGAAGTAGCCAAATCGACCCCCACGGCCCGCGGCGAGACGCTGCGAGGCATGAAGCGTGGTGCTCCCATCATCGCGGCGATCATCGTCGCGATCCTGATCTCGGCCTTCGCAACGGGTGGCCCGATCACCACGGGAAGCGGGCTGCAGCGCTGTTACCACGGCTCCGCGTTCTACGGGCTCTGCACGCCTGGCACGCCGCTCGATCTTCGTCACGATTGCTCGAGCGGCAGCGGTCTTTCGTGGGACGGCTCGAACTGGAACTGCGCCTCGCTTACGGGCAGCGGTTTCACGAACGCCGGCTCGGGTCTGACGAGCTCGGGCTCGACGGTCAACGTCAACCCGACCGCCGGCGGCATGATCGCGGTTTTGGCCGACTCGATCGGCCTCGACGGTTCGGGCTGCTCGGTCGGCTGGGTCCCGACGTGGGGCTCCGGCTCGGCGTGGGCATGCGCCGCGCAGGCTGGCGGTGGTGGCTCCGGTTCCGGCACGGTCACGAGCATCACGTGCGGCAGCGGCTTGACGTGCTCGCCGACGACGATCACGACGACGGGAACCATCAGTCTCGGGGCGGGCACGGGCAGCCTGTCCGTCTCGACGAGCTCGTTTCCGGGCAGCACCACGAACCTCACCACCGTTGGGACCTTCGACTGGTTTTGGTGGGGCAACACCGGCGATCCGGCGACCGTGCCGAACTACGCAAACTCCGGGGCCACGGTGCTTCACTGGAAAAAGGGCGGCGAGCTTTGGAAGTCGGTCCAGTGGCTAGGCCGATCGATCGCGAGCGCGCCGGGCACCTTCCCCGGCTCGACGACGTTCACCTCGACGGCATCGGACGATAGCTATGGCACCGCGCTCTCGGCGACGGACGGAAGCTACGCGCAAACCTCGGGCACGGGCTTCGGGTACCAGATCAATATCCCGGCATCGACGACGTCGCGCACGCTGCGGCTGTACGTCGGCGCGAAGGGCGTGACCACGACGATCGCCGCGTCGCTCGACGACGCATCGGCCTCGAACGCGTCGACGACCTACAACGCCGCGTCGGGCGTCAACGTGCAGCAGACGGTCGACATCGTATTTCAGGCCGGCTCGAGCACACGACTCCGCGTGACGGTGACGGCAACCACGCTCAACGGCGGTGTCCAGGCTGAAGAGCTCTGGGGGATGGCGGAGTTCTAGATGGCCCGCTTTCGCAAAAACGAATCGATCGCGGCCAAGCGTCGCGTCAAGGTCTTCGTCTACCAGGACGACGGCATCACGCCGGCACCGGCCGCGACTACGTTCGCCGCGGTCGCCGCGCACGTCGCGCTCACCGGCACGCATCACGCAACGTTCACCGAGAACACCGGCGGTGCGCACGCCAACGGCTGGACGATCTCGACGGTCTCCGGCGGCAGCGGCGTCGGCAGCCTGACGATCGTCGGCGGGACCGCGTTCACGTTCCACTATCAGAGCGGCGTCACGACGATGGCGAACATGGTCGCGGCGCTCGCGCTCTATTTCACCGCGAGCGGCTACACCGGCACCGACGTGCTTGTCTCGGCGGGCGACACCCAGGGGCCGCTCACGCTCGCCGGCGGCGTCGACTACGGGTGGGAAGTATCGCTCGGCAACTCGAGCTTTCAGCTCGCGATCGGCACGGCGACCAACTGCCTCCGCAACCTCGGCACCGGCATCGATGGATGCTGGCAGTACGAGTTCGATCAGAGCGAGCTCAACTTCCTCGGCGCCGAGGCGCAGATCAAGCTCGAGTATCCGGGCTTCAAGACCCAGATCGTTACGTGCGACATGAACGACGCCGCGGATTTCGATTCGCTCGACGAGGCCTCGCACACGTACGGCGACACGCATCGGCTGCACAGCTCGGTGCTCGCCGGCAAGGTGCAGAACTTCGGCAGCGGCACGCTCGCATGGCGTGACCTCGCCGACACCAAGACGCGGTGGACCACGCTCACCTCGACGCTCGGCCGCATCGGGGCGATCATCGGAGACCTGCTCCCATGAGCGGCGGCGTCAAACACAAGTTTACTGCGCCGAATCCCGACGGCAGCGATCCGAACAAGGTTCGCTCGTCCAACTGGAACGACGATCACGTGATCGATCTGCTCTCGGGCAGCGCGGGCGCCGGGATCGACGGTCCACTGCACTTCGACGGCAGCTCGGCGGTAACCGGCTGCACGCGCAGCGGCACCGTGTACACGCTGACCCGCTGCCTCTTCCCGAGCGCGGCGATCGTCGATGTCGGCGTCACCGTCGACTGCGCCAACTCGCGGATTCTCGTCGCGGGCAAGCTGACGAACAACGGCCACATTCACAACGACGGCGCGAACGCCGCGGGTGCGGTCGGCGGCGCGCTGAAGGCGGCGCAGTTCTTCGCCGCGACGTTCGCCGGCGGCGCGGGCGCAGGCCCCTCGACCGGCACGGGCACCAGCGGCGGATCGACCGGGCATGTTCCTCCGATCCCCTACAGCCAGGGCAGCGGCTCCGGCGGCGCTGGCGGCGTGCAGGGTAGCTCCGGCACCGCGTCGCCGACGCGCTTCGGTGGCGGTGGTGGTGGCGGCACGCAGAACGCGCTCGGTGGCGGTGGCGGCGGTGGTGGCGTGACTGCGGAGGCAGCGTCGACGATGCCGTTGCTCGAGGACTTGCTCGCGGGCCGCACCGCATCGCGCGCCACGCAGCTCACGGGCGGCGCTGGCGGTGGCGGTGGCGGTGCGTTGCTCTCGACCGGCCCCGGCTGCACGGCCGGCGCAGGCGGCGCAGGCGGTGGCGTTATCGCGGTCGTCTGCGGCCAGCTCGACGGCACCGGAACGATCACGTGCAAGGGCGGCAACGGCAGCGACGCCGTGATCGCGGCAAGTGGCGCGTCGGGCGCTGGCGGCGGTGGTGGTGGTGGTGGCGGCCTGCTGATCGTCGTCTACGGATCGAACATCGGTCCGAACACGTTCTCGGTCGCGGGCGGCACCGGCGGCGTCGGCAAGACGATCGGCGGCTTCACGCTCGTCGACGGCGGTGGTGCTGGCGCGACCGGCCAGATCGTTCGCATCAATCTCAACAACGACGGGA